TGACCGTTCTTGAAGCAATAGAAAAAATAAATAAGGATAAACAAGAGCGAAAATAAAATCGATAAAATTAAACAATATGGAACGAGAAATCAAATTTAGAGGAAAAAGAACCGATAATGGTGAATGGACATATGGCAACCTATTTGTAGGGGAAAATGGGAAAACATGGATACTTTCTGGAAACAATTTATCACATTTTAATGGAATCTGGTCTTTGGGATGTGGGGTTTGTGAAGAAGTTATTCCTGAAACAATTGGTCAGTATATACAACTGAAAGACAAAAATGATACAGAAATTTATGAAGGAGACCTCTTACAAATAGACGACGATGATCCAGTAGAAGTGCGCTACGAAGAAACATATGCTTCATTTGGTTTCTTTCGTATGGGGTGGTCTTTTTTGCACTATTTTCATGAGTATATAGAGCCACGAGAATGCGAAGTCGTCGGTAATATTTATGATTATGAATTATGAAAACAAGGATAACAAATAGGATACAGAGGCAGCAAAAAGCGTTTGAATTGGCGCTTTGGTATTGCCGAGCTTTTGGTTTAAATTGGAAGTCGCACATACGTCCTGTTATCGAAAATAAAGAGATTACAGGTTATTATGTTTTGGATGAAACGAAGAGCACTACGGTAAAAACTATTTATTTATAGCTGTAAATCACTAATAAGAAATAGATTAAGGAAAAAATTTAACGATAAAATTTTTGCATTATAATATTTTATTACTATCTTTACACAATAAAACAATATATTCAAGGCGTTGAATATAGGAAGGATAAATAATCCACATTAGTTTATCCTTCCAGTTTTCATTTAAAAACATTCAAAAATGGAAATATATACTTCGTATTTTGGTAATTTCAGAGCATTAGCAAAAGAAAATGTTTTGATGATTGGGATAAGCAGGTTTCCGCCTCGTTATTTCAATGGCGAGTCTATAATGGAGCTCGCCCCCTCCATGCTTTTATGTTAAGAATGGGTGAAAAGGAATATGTAAAGATGTTTGAAGGTAGAATCCTTGCAAAATTAAATCAGGACGAAATTGTGAGGAAAATAGAAGGAATTGCGAAGAGACACAGAATGGATAAAGTGGCTCTTTGTTGTTTTGAAAAGCCAGGAGAATTCTGTCATAGAAGATTAGTAGCAGAATGGCTTAATGATAAAGGATATAAAATAGAAGAATTCAGATTTTAAATTGAAATGAAATTAGAAGAAGTGATATACAATGAGGGTCAGATAGAAGGGTTGCCTCCTAATCCTCGAATAATTAAAAATGAAAAGCTAAAACAGCTTGCCGATTCTATTTTAATGTTCCCTCAAATGATGTCTATTAGACCGATAGTAGTGGATGAGAATAACGTCTGTTTGGGGGGTACTATGAGGTGCAGGGCGCTTCAACTAATAAAAAACATGGGTAGAGATGAAGTAGAAAAATACCTTATTGAAAATAATCGCAAGGAAAACTTAAAAGAAATAGAACCATTGTTTGAAGGAAAGATTCCTGATGGATGGGTGTCTAAGGAGGTTAATCTAACATTAGAACAAAAAAAGGAGTTTGTCCTTAAAGATAACAACCAGGTGGGAATGTATGATTTTGATATACTTTTAAATGACTGGGGTAAAGATATATTGGATATATGTGGTATTGACATACCTGAAGATTTTCTAAGCGACATAGAGGATGAAGATGACTTCATGAAAAGGTTTAATAGCATAGATGATGCAAATGCTATTTATCCTATAATACCGAATGTTGGTGAAAAGCATGAGTTGTTCATTATAGTGTCGGATGATGAAGTAGATGCAAATTACTTAAGAGAAAAACTAGCAATGCAGAAAATGAAAAGCTACAAGTCCGACAAAATACAAAAAAGTAATGTAATTCATATAAAAGACGTAATTAATGCACTGCAAGATAGTAATACCGTCTTATAAAAGAGCGGATAGAGTATTAACAAAAGAGATATGTAAAGATGTGATTTTATGTGTCCCAGAATCACAAGAAGAAGATTATAAAAACTATAATCCAGATGTTGAAATTGTATGCCACCCAGACAGTGTTAAAGGGTTACCAGCAAAAAGGAACTGGATGGCAAAACATTTTAAAGAATTGTTTATGATTGATGATGATGTTGCGTATGTTCAGGATATGACGATAGGTATAGGAGAACCATCATTTATACGAAATAAAAATGAAGTGTACGATTTAATTCAAAGACTGTATGCTATAGCAAAACTTTTAGGGGTTAGCTTGTTTGGGTTTGGTAATATACCTACCCCAATGCAGTACAATGAGTTTGAGCCTTACAAACTAACAAATAGGGTGACTGGTTGTTCTTATGGTGTTATATATGGCGAAAATACAGTTTGGAATGAGGATATACCATTGAAAGAAGATTTTTGGATTTCAGGATATGTATTGTACAAAGAGAGGAAAATATTAGTTGATAATAGGTATCATTTCGTTCAGAAAGATACTTTTGTTAATGCGGGCGGTTTATCAGAGTTCCGCTCAAGTCAGACAGAGATGAAATCTATTTTGGCTATAAAGAAATACTTTGGCGACAGCATATCAATAAAAAAAGGTAAGTTCCATGTTAATAAAAGTGTAAAATATAATATTAAGTCAACATTTAGGATATAAATGTTTTTATAATTCGAATATTATGCTTATATTTACAATATAATAAAGTAAATAAAATAGATATGGGAAACTATGAATTAAGAACAGTAAATGGGTACGATTTTTATGAAGTCGCCAGTGCAATGCAGAAAGCAATTAGGAGGGGAGATGCAAAAGTGGCTGGATTCTTTGCTTTGGAACTATGGCATTCTGGTTATAGGGATTATGTGTGGAAAAGACTTTTCACAATCTCTGCTGAAGATTGTTATGGATTAATCACTTCGGAAATCGAAGCGTTATGGCAAGGACACGAATTAGTTAACAAAAAAGCAAAAAACCCAAAAGGTAGAATATTTGTGTCAAAGGCTGTAATATTGTTATGTGAAGTTAGGAAATCAAGAGATGCAGACCATCTGCAAAACTTGATATATGACAGAAAGGATGTAGATGTAGAAAAATGGATAGAGGATGTAAGGAAAGAACCCATACAAATTCCTGAATATACGTATGATATTCATACAAGAAAAGGAAAGATGAGGGGTAGAACTAAAGAAGACTTCTTTCGAGAGGAGTATGAGGCATTAAAGCCAAGGCAAAAAGGCTTATTTGATGATTTAATCACTTAACCATGAATGTAGTTGTAACAGGTAGTAGAGGATATATAGGGTCTGCTTTAATCGAAAGGTTAAAGCAGTTACCAATTAACGTAGTCTGGGAGATAGACAAAAAAAACAATACAGATGTGTTAGATATAAATGCCGACGATTACAAAAATGTTGATTATGTTATACATTTAGCTGCTCAAACATCGGTGTTTAATAATAACCTAAATGCTATAATTAGAGATAACATTATAGCATTTAAAAAAATTGTCGATTTTGCTAATGAAAAAGATGCAAAACTCATATATGCAAGTTCATCATGTGCTGCTAACATAACTTCGTTATATGGTATAAGTAAAAAATTTAATGAAGAGTACGCAAAGATATATTGCAATAAGGCTACAGGGATTAGGTTTCATAACGTATATTCCGATAAGCCAAGAAAAGGTACATTATTGTATAACCTGCTTAACGAAGAAGAACCTAAAATATATAACAACGGTAAAAATGTAAGACATTTTACACACATATCGGATATAATTGATGGTATTATTTTTGCGTTTAGCACAAGTCTAGAGTTGATAAATGTATGTAACCCAGTTAAGAATACAGTAATGGAATTCTGCACAGAGGTTAGTAATCATGTGAAATTGAATAAATTACAGTATGTTTCAGAAACATTGAAATACGACAAGGTTGAGCAAATTGTCGATGAAAATGTTTATATTGTACCTTTGGATTACAAAGGAATAAAAGAAGGATTAACGTTATCTTTAAAAAATTACAAGAAATGACAAATAAAAAAAAAGCCCCAAATGATAGCGCAAGGGTGAAAATGACAGTAAGAGAAAAAAAGAAAATTGCGCTTGGTTTTTATGAAAAAACAATGGGAAACATATCAGCGACTTGCAGGGAAATGGGTATATCAAGAGAGACGTTTTATAGATGGTGCAGAACAGATAAGAAATTTTCTAAAGCAGTTGACGATATATTAGAGTCAAACATCGATTTTGCGGAGTCGATGTTATTAAAGAATATACGAGAGGGAAAAGAAACATCATTAATTTTTTTCCTTAAAACAAAAGGCAAGAATAGAGGATATATTGAAAGAACAGAACACGATGTAACGATAAATCCATTTTTGGAATTAATGCAGTCTGCTACTTCTGAAGAAGATGGTGAATAAGAAGTACATAAAGAAGTTTAAAGAATGGCAATCGGATTGGAATTTATTCTGTAAGGAGGTATTGAAAGCTAATTTAGACAAAGAACAGAGAGCTATTATAACGTCTGTACAGCACAATCCGCTAACAGCCGTAGCAAGTGGCGCATCGAGAGGAAAAGATTATGTCGCCGCATGTGCTGCTTTGTGTTTTATGTACCTAACGCCAAAATTCGATAAAAACGGACGGCTTATTGAGAACACAAAGATAGCGCTGACAGCACCGTGTTATGATGAAGAAACAGAGATTCTCACCGATACAGGATGGAGGAAATTTCCCGAGTTAACTTACGACGATAAAGTAGCTCAACGAGGAGAGGATAATGCTATTGAATTTGTTACGCCGCAGGATATTATTGTAGAACCGTTTGTAGGGGAGTTGATAGGATGTAGGAATAAGTTAATCGATTTTCTTGTAACGCCGGAACATAGATGTTTATTTGATACGGTAGCTTTTAATGAAAACTGTTTTAGTGGAGAGATAAGGAAAGCAAAAGATATTTATGGGTTGAATGGTAGGTTTTGTAAAAAAGCAATATGGACAGAAGGTAAGAAGGAAAATCCAGATTGGTTTGAGTTTCTTGGTTTTTGGTTTGCAGAAGGTAGTGCTTCTTTTGAGCCTAAACAAAGAAAATACAGAATTACTCTCACGCAAACAAAAGAACAGAATATATCTTACGTTGATGAATTGATTTCACGTAATAAAAAGAGGTTTAAAAACGAATTTCATAAATACAAAAGAACTGGTGGAGGTTATAATTGGGAACTTTATCAAAAAGACATTGCAGAAGAGTTTATCAAGTATGGAAAACAACCTGTACGTAAGATTCCTGATTTCATAAAAAATGCAGACGTCGATTCCATGAAAGCATTCCTTCGTGGTTTTATGGTGGGTGATGGGTCTATTGATAAAAACGGTTCTGCCAAGTTATGCACTTCATCGAAAGATTTGGCTAACGATTTACATGAAATGTGCGTAAAATGTGGAATAATAGCAAGTTTTAAAGAATATACAACTAAGGATTACCGTATAAAACACGATAAAAATAAAATTACAGGACGTGAATTTAATGGTAAGACTAAATCTTATTATGAAATAAAATTATCATTAAAACGAGGATATTTCCCAAAAGTAAAGAAATCACATTGGTATAAGAAATATTACGATGGTATGGTTTATTCTGTGACTGTACCTTCTGGAATAGTCATGGTGCGAAGGAATGGTTACAATCATTGGTCGGGAAATACAAACAGGCAGGTGGTTAATATTATGACTCCTGAAATCAGGAGGTTGTTAAGACAAGCAGCAGTATTACCTGGACGATTGGTTGCAAACGATATAAGGACGGATTACGAGGAATGGTTTCTAACAGGTTTTAAGGCAGATGATAAAAACACAGAAGCGTGGTCAGGGTTTCACGCAGTTAATACAATGTTCGTAGTTACTGAAGCGTCAGGTATATCGGAAGATATATTTAACGCTATCGAGAGTAACTTACAGGGAAATTCAAGGTTATTGATTGTTTTCAATCCGAATGTGACGACAGGGTATGCTGCAAGAGCAATGAAGTCCGAAAGGTTTAAGAAATTCAGATTGAATTCTCTCAATGCTGAAAATGTTGTAAAGAAAAAACTTATTTATCCTGGACAGGTTAACTATGAATGGGTGAAAGATAAGGTAGAGCTATGGTGCACAAGGATAACGGAAGATGATTTTAACGAAGGTGATGGAGATTTTGTTTGGGAAGGTAATATGTATCGTCCTAATGACCTTTTCAGGGTTAAGGTACTCGGAATGTTCCCGAAGGTTGCAGAGGACGTTCTCATTCCGTATGAATGGATTGAAGCCGCTAATAGGAGATGGGAGGAAATGGAAAAACCGAGAGGAAAATCAAAACTCGGCGTAGATGTGGCAGGTATGGGAAGGGATTCAAGCGTGTTATGTGCCAGGACGGAAAATTACGTTGAGGAGTTTATTGCTCATCAGTCGGCGGGTAAGGCAGACCACATGCACATAGCGGGGCTGATTGTACCTTATTTAAAGAAAAAATACGACGTGTTTATAGACACGATAGGAGAAGGTGCGGGTGTTTATTCACGACTTGTGGAATTAGGGTATTCGAATGTGTACTCGTGTAAATTTTCAGAAGGAGCGAATAAACTATCCGATGTAACAGGAGTAAGGGAGTTTGCAAATTTGAAAGCATATCTTTATTGGTGTGTAAGGGATTGGCTTGACCCTGCAAACAAAACAAATGCAGCTTTACCTTATAACGATAAACTATTGGAAGAGGCTACAGAGATAAAATGGAAAATACAGTCTAACGGCAAGATAATAATCGAACCGAAAGAAGAATTAGAAAAGAGGCTAAAAAGGTCTCCTGATTATTTCGATGCACTTGCCAACACGTTTTATCCTGAATGGACTCCGATAAATGTACAACAATTACTTGATGATTTTAGATAATTAAAAAATACGGTTATGATAGAAGAAATTTTTAAGCAAACAGACATTAGCGACATAATAAGCTCGCTGAAGAAGAAAAATGTAATCGTACCGAAATGGGAGGATTTACGTTCCGAGTATGACGTTACTGAACACGAGGTAATGAAAGACCAGGTTGAGCGAAAAGACAGAAAAGGTGTTAAGGCGGCGAGAATAACATATGGTATGCAGAAGCTCGCTACCAGGAGAATGACCCAGATGGCTTTTACATTACCTGTCAAGAGAACATACAAGCACGGTAACGATTCGCTTAAAATGGAACAAGCTAAAGCATTAGAAAGGCTTTATGCTAAGGCGAGGATAGATTCGCTCAATAAGAAACGTTTTAAAGCGTATTTCGCTTCATGCGAGATGGCAACTATTTGGTACGTAGTAGAGCAGAATAACAACGACTATGGGTTCAATTCAAAATACAAGCTCCGTCAGGTCACCTATTCGCCGATGGACGAGAAATTCTCTGGCTTGGAGCAAGCGGAGATATATCCGTTATTCGACAAATATGGAGATATGATTGCGCTAAGTGTAGAATTTATGCACAAAGAGGACGAAAAGGAGGTCTATTACTTTGAGACTTACACAAGCGAGAAAAAGTATTCATGGAAAAAGGTAGATGGTGTATGGATAGATAACGGTGTTTCTAAAGTACCAATAGGAAAGATACAAGGCGCTTATATTAAACGTTCTGCTCCTATTTGGGAAGACCAAACAAACAATATCCGAGAAATAGAGTACACACTTTCCAGACAAAGCGATATTATCCGAAGGAATACAGCTCCTGTGATGAAGGTTAAGGGAAGGCTTATAGATACACCTGCACCGCAGAGCGATGTTTCCAGAGAGGTTTATCAGTTTGAAAACGATGGTGATGTTGATTACGTTAAACCACCTGTTGACCACGAGTCTGTAGATTCGTTTGTGAATACGCTTAAAAATAACATAGCAGAGGAGCTTCAATTACCTTCTTTGGCTTTAAAGGATATAACCAGTATCGGTTTAACAGAAGAGTCAAGGAAACAAATACTTATAGATGCTCATTTAAAAGTTGGAGAAGAAGAAGGGGATATTATCGAATTCTTGAGTAGGGAAGGAAACGTTCTCAAGGCATTCTTGGGATTGATGAACGTTAAGTGGAAGGATTCTATCGGTGAGCTTGAGGTAGAACATGAAATTGTACCGTTT